CACAAAGCGGTGTAAGTGCCGGAACATCCGGACGCTTAATATTATCAAACCATACCGCATCATCACGCCAATTCAGGTCCGGCAACAAATGTTTTTCGCATAAAGCAGTTATCGCACTCTCATCATCGAATTGCTCATTTAGAACGAGAGTAAACGGCCGACCCTGTACCAATGAGCATTGATCCTTCCACCATGGGAACATTTCCTTCCAATCAGACTGAAACTCTCCCTCGTTGCACCCTGGTATATGGTAAGTAAGCAACACCCTTTTACTTATCATGTATGCAGTAACACGAGTGGCCACGACGTGAGATGGACCACGCTTAGCCAGCGGAAAGTCATGAATGCATTCAGGAACAAGGGCTAAAGCATCGGATAAAGTCACGATCGCGCCATTCAGCGGCGACGCCTGGGGAACGAATGTTTTCCATATCTCAGGAAACGTCCCCCCTTTACTAATTTTTGCACCACATTCAAATATAGTCGCACCTGATATAAACGTCAGGCCATGCGACTTAGCACCTAATTCACCGGTCAGCGCAATAAGCACCCCCCGCATAAGATTTAAAGTACTGTAATAAAGCATCATGGGTCGCGTTAGAGCGCTAGTCCCGCGCGAAACGTCGCGAAGCTCAATAGCTTGCTTAATTCGGAGGCTTGCAGTCTTTGCATGACTCGACGCGACCTGTCGGAGGCCCGAAATCCGCTCCATTTGCTCAATAGTTCCTGTGCGCGCAATTTGACGCCATACAGCGGTTAGCGGATCGCCTGAGCGTATAACTCGACCCCGCTGAAAAGACCCAAAGTAAGGCATATCCGATATATAGGGAGGGGCATCGGTTTGACGCATAACTCGCACCTAGGCATCAAAATGTCTCAGGGCGACAATATAGCCCACTTAGTTCCAGATGGTATTAGTGTCATAGATGGTCTATATCGAATGAAAGCAGGAGGCTTCAGCCGGCAACACGCCCTGGAGACGAAAAGCGAAATACCTCAACTTGCAGCTCCTCATTGAGGCCAAGCATCTTGGCCTGGATTGGCGCAATTTCATTTTCCATAAAGACGAGCTTTGCTTTCTCTACATCTCCAAAGCCACCGGCATTTGTAGGGATCATGCCAAGTAGTTGAGGCGGAACCCGATGCGCAGCCAAGATGTCGTCACGACTCGTGTTCTTGATCGACGCAAAATCATCTTTCGCCGCCACCTCGCTGATCGGAATGAGCTGCAACCCGTCCTTCTTGCCATTGGGCGCATACATGAACAGGTTCCTAAAATTCCCCGGCCCCTTGGAGGCCTTCAACGCCTCGCGCAACGCATCGATGTCGGCGGACTGCTGCGCCGTATCCGTCATGTAGAGAATGAAACCGGCATGCGAGCCATTGTCGTAATACTTCCGTCGGAATAGCGTGGCCGATCGGTTGAGCTGCGCCGAGTGCAATGCGCTGAGGTATTCCGGCACGCCATAGATTTCCTGACTCACATCCGGCGCCAGAAGCTGGCACACCGGATTCTCGAACTCAAAGGCTTCGCCGCTGTACGGCACAAACCAGCACCGCTCGTTCTTCACACCCACGCGCGTAAACAACGCCGGCGACCGCTTCAACCGTAGCATCCGTCCCGACATCGCCGGGATCTGCTCCAAGTACGCATGCGCAAACACCAGGTAGTCCGTGGCGAACGCTTCGAAGTCCGCGACGGACAAGTATTTCGTCGGTACAAACGACGACACCAGCAAGTTGCGCTTGATGAAGATCGCTGAGGAGTGATGCGGCGCTGCCCGCATCATGTTGGCCAGGCCCAGCGTGCTGATCGGCGGTTCATACCATCGCCCGTTGTTCCACACCTGCACGTAGTCGAGTAGCGAGGCGCGATCAATGGGCTCGGGTTCGCCGAAGGTGAAGGCATGCGCTTTGGGCTGTGGTTGTGGTGCTTGGCTTGCCTGCTGCCGTGGTTTGCGCTTGCTCATCCGTAGATCTCCATAAAGCTTTGGCTGTGGCCCGCGCGGCCCTCCAGCGGTTCGTAGATAAGGGAATGCATCACCGACCAGGCGAGATCCGCATGGCCAACGTCGGCGGAGCGACTGGCGTCATACGTGACATGCCGCCCGTTCGGGGTCAGCGTTTTGCGGATGGCCATGAACGCGGCGGCAAGGTCGGTCCAGCCGGCATCCCATTCCAGACGCCCTTTGCCCATGACGTCCTGCGCTTTCATCACCATCAGCGCTTTGGATTCGGGCGAGTACTGGATGGCGCGCGCCATGGGGAAGAACTGCTTCACCAGCTGGTACACGCCGGTGCCCATGCCGGTGGTGTCGATGGCGATATCGGCCACGTGGTAGAGGTCGCATAGCCGCTTGATGTTGCCGGCCTGCGCGTCGAAGTCCTGGCCCGGCCATTGGTGCTTCTCCACCACACGAAACAGGTCACGCTGTGACGTCGGCAGCGCATTGACCGTGCAGCCGGACGGATCGCCCCCGCTGGTGCCCTTCGACGGATCGAAGCCAATCGACACCGGCGCATCGCCCAGCGGGCGCGGAGCGAAGGGACGCACGTCGTCCCACGCCTCCCAGCTGTCGACCATGCAACGGCGCACCAGGGCGAAGGGAAACACCGAGGCCGAGTCGTCGATGAACTCGCACATCAAGAGCTGCTGGAACTCATCGCTGCTGTATTCCAGCCGCAGTTGATCGATATCGAACAGGTTGCAGCCGCCGGCCATGGCATCGAGCACGGTGACGATCTGACGCCACTGCCCGTCCGCACACGCCAGGCCATTCACCAACGCCGCATGGCTGGTGTCGATGCTGATGCGATCGGCTTTCGCCCTGCCCTTGTTGAACAAGGCGCCCGACCAGAACGGGTACGCGTCGTGGCTCAGCGCCGAGGGCGTCGAGAAGTACGTTTGCCGCCACTTCTTGTGGATGGCCATGCCCGACGCCACTTTGCGCAACGTCTGGAAGCTATGCACCCAAAAGTATTCGTCGAAATAGAGGTTGCCGTGGTAGCTCTGCGCGGTGCGTGCGTTGGTGCCAAGGAAGTACAGCGTCGCATCGTTGGGCAGGATGATCGGATCGCCTTTCAGCTCGATCTCGGCGGCGTCCTTTGCAAACTGCGTGAGGTACTGCCGGAACACGTCCGCCTGCGCGCGACTGGCGGATAGGAAGATCTGATTGCGATCGGAGGTGATCGCATCGTCCAGCGCTTCGCGCGCGAAATACCAGGTCGCACCGATCTGGCGCGATTTCAGGATATTGCGGATGCGCTGCGCAAGCCCTGCTCGGTGCCATTGCCTCTGATAGTCGAACAACGAATCCATGAACGCCTCATGCAGGCGCTCGGCCTGCTCGGGGCTGTAGTCGTTCTTCGTCGGCTTCTTCTTGGGTTTGGCGTTGCGGTTCGCCACGTTCGGATTGAGATGCCCTTCATGGCCACCGGATGCTTCGTAACGATGCACGCGTGCGATCTGCGCGACCTGGCGCATCAGAAGATCGATCTCCTTGAAGTCGTGCGCGTCCTTGTGATCCTTCGCGATCAGCTGGCACAGCCGTGCTTCCAGCACCGCATCCACCCGATCGATCGGTTTCGCACTGGCCCAGCCATCGCGCTGCTTCCAGGACTCCACCGTTGAGCGCGCCTGGCCGATGTGCTCGGCAATCGCCGTCACGCTCCAGCCTTGGAAGTAAAGGCTGCGAGCAACGGTGCGCGGATCGGTGGCGACGGCAGGCATGAGCATGGCCGACAGCGTAGGGACGCACTTCGCTGCGCTGGGCCGCGTGTTGTTCTCATGCGTGGGGTACAGAACCGCGCCGCGTTGCCGGTGCGTGCAGGGCTATCGATGCTGGCGACCACTCCCGTCCCCACATCACCGAGGCCCTTGGCATGGCAAAGAAATCGAAGAAGTTCCGCATCGCGACCGAAGGCGCCACGGTCGATGGCCGGACCATCCAGCGCGAGTGGATTGCGCAGATGGCCGAGAGCTACGACCCGGCCAAGTACCGCGCGACGATCAACCTCGAACACATCCGCGGCGTGCTGCCCGATGGCCCGTTCCGTAATTACGGCTTTGTCGATGCGCTCACACAGAGCCAGAACGCCGAGGGCAAGCTGGAACTCTTCGCCGAAATCTCGCCCACCGATGACCTGGTCGGCATGACCAAGAAAGGCCAGAAGGTCTTCACGTCGATCGAAGTGAACCCGAAGTTTGCCGACACCGGCAAAGCGTACCTGGTGGGCCTCGCCGTCACCGACAACCCGGCCAGCCTCGGTACCGAGATGCTGCAGTTCGCCGCCGCGAACCCCGATGCCAATCCCTTTGCCGCGCGCAAGCTGCATCCTGATAACCATTTCTCCGCCGCCGTCGAAACGGCGATCGAGTTTGTCGACGAGCCGGACGTGAAGCCCGGCGTGCTCGCGAAGATTCGCGAACTCTTTGCACGCAAGAACGTGAGCGATGAGGCGCGCTTCACCGACATCGAAGCCGCACTGGAAGAAGTGGCCGAACATGGCGAAGCACAAAGCGTCGAGACCGCCCGCCAATTCGAGCAGGTCGACACCGAACTCAAGGCCCGCGCGCAGCAGCTCACCGACGTGACCACCCGCCTGACGGCGCTGGAGCAGCTCTTCAACACCACCCCGGCCGCGACCGCCACGCGCCCGCGCGCTACCGGTACCGACGACGCGCTCACCGACTTCTAAGCCCCACGCGCCTCGCCTTCCCCGCTTCCCCACAAGGACACCCATGAAGAACGACACCCGCGTCAAATTCCATGCCCTCTCCGCTCAAGTCGCCAAACTCAATGGCGTCGCCAACGCGTCCGAGAAATTCGACGTGCAGCCGTCCGTGCAGCAGACGATGGAAAACCGCATCCAGGAATCGAGCGAGTACCTGGCGATGGTCAACGTCCATCCCGTGACGGAAAAGACCGGTGAGAAGCTGCACCTGGGCGTCTCCGGCCCGGTCGCGAGCCGTACCAAGACCTCCGACAACAAGAAGCGCACGCCGCGCTACATGGGCGACATGGATGCACAGCCCTACACCTGTTACCAGACCAATTTCGACACGTCCTTCCCCTACGCCACGCTCGATGCGTGGGCGAAGTTCCCCGACTTCCAGACGCGCCTGTCCACCATGCTGGTCAAGCAACAGGCGTTGGATCGCCTGATGATCGGCTGGAACGGCACGAGCGTGGCCGACGACACCGACATCGCCAAGAATCCGCTGTTGCAGGACGTCAACAAGGGCTGGCTGCAGATCCTGCGTGAGCAGGCGCCGGCGCAGGTGATGTCGGAAGCCAAGGCGGGCAGCAAGCAGGTACGCGTGGGTCCGGGCGGCGATTACGAGAACCTCGATGCCCTGGTCTATGACGCCATCCTGCTGCTCGCGCCCTGGTTCCAGGAAGACACCGGCTTGCGCGTGCACGTGGGCCGCAAGCTGATGCACGACAAGTATTTCCCGAAGATCAACCAGCAGCAGCGCGCGACCGACGAACTGGCCACGCAGATCCTGGTGAGTCAGAAGACCATGGGCGGCTTGCAGGGCCTGGGATTGCCCTACTTTCCCGGCGACAAGCTCTTGATCACGCGACCGGACAACCTCTCGATCTACTACCAGGCCGGCGCGCGTCGCCGCCTGCTGCGCGACGAGCCCGACTACGATCGCATTGCCGATTACCAGTCGAGCAACGACGCGTACGTGGTGGAGCGTTTGCAGGGCGCGGTGTTGATCGAAAACATCGTGCTCGGCAACTGGTCGGCCGGTGGTTGACGGCGATGACGCTCTCACCCGCCCAAGCACACCTGATGCGTGTGGAAGCGGCACGGGCGACCGCGAACACGGCGCCCGGCGCGGAGGTGGATGAAACCACCTCCCGCGCTCACCGCCTCATGCGCGCCAAACTCGATGCCGATCGTCGCCGCTTGCACCAGGTGCAATCGGTCGAACGCAAGATCGTGATCAAGCGCGAGATCCTCGGCGACTACGCCGACTACGTAGCCGGTGTATTGGCCAGCGGCCAGGGCGTGCAGGACGACGTGCTCGGCTACGTGCTGACCTGGCGCATCGATATTGGCGATTATGCCGGGGCGCTCGATGTGGCTCGCTACGTGCTCGGTCACAACCTGTCGCTACCCGATCGCTTCGAGCGTACCCCGGCCACGCTGATTGCCGAAGAACCGGCTGTGCAAGCGTTGAAGGCCTACGAGGTCGGCAAGCCGTTCGACGTGGCCGTGCTGCTGGAGATTTTGCAGCTCACCGCCTCGCGCGACATGCCCGACCAGGTGCGCGCCAAGCTGCACTTTGCGATTGGGCGGCACCAGGCCGAGCAGGCCCCGCAGAGCGCGCTGGAACACCTGCGCCGCGCGGTGGAGCTGCACGAGAAGGTCGGTGCGAAAAAAGACATCGAGCAGTTGGAACGCCGACTGCGTCAATCGGATCCCGGCCCGTCCGCCGGCCCACCCTCGCCGCGCACGCGCGGCACCTGAGCCTCCCCCCGGCGCCCCGGCGGCACGGGTGGCGAACGATGCCAAAGCGCATGCCGTGACCCACCCGTCCACCGCCGGATTTTTTAAAGGACATCCATGGGCAGTGTGATTGCCAACGGCGGCACCGTAGCCACGTCATCGAACGGCGAAGGCGTCATAACCAACGACGGCTTCTGGCCCGATGTGGATCTCGCCATGCTGCGCGCGTCCACACGGCTCACCGGCAACGTCACCGCGGAGCGGCTGCGCGCGAGCACCATCGAAGCGATCCTCGACGTCAACACGCAGCTTGCAACGTACAAGGCCGCACGCATTGGCGAAGGCTGGGACAGTGCCGCCGACGTCGGCGAAACGATCGCCGGGGCGAGTGCGTTGGTGCATCGGTATCTGCGTGCGGTGGCCAGCACGGTGCAGGCCGATATCGCCGAGAAATACCGCGACTGGGACAACACCCGCGCGGGTGACTATCGCGCCCAAGGCGAAAGTGAATCCGCGGACGATTTCCGCCGCAATGCGCGCTGGGCCGTCGCCGACATCCTCGGCCGTCCGCGCAATGTCGTGGAGCTGCTCTGAATGGCGCAAACCGTCTACGCGCAACAGGGCGACACGGTCGATGCGATCTGTTGGCGCGTGTTCGGCACCACGGCCGGTGTCGTCGAGACGGTTTACGAAATGAACCGCGGCCTGGCCGCACTCGGGCCGGTGTTGCCGATGGGCACACCCGTCGTGTTGCCCGACGCCCAAGACGTGGGCACGCGTGTGCTTTCCACCCTCCAGCTATGGGACTGATCATGTCCGAGCCAACGATCGCCACCCTTGCCACCACCGCCGTATTGGGCACCGCCACGGCGACTACCGCGCTCTTGCCCGGCATTGATGGCAACGCGCTCGTCGGCGCGGTCGCCGGTGCTGCCCTCTTCGTCACCAGCTCGCACGATCTGCCATTGGTTCGGCGCGTGATCTACCTCGTGATCAGCACGGTGGTGGGTTACCTCGCCGCACCCGACCTGCTCGCGCATCTGCAGCTTCAGAGCACCGCCGTGGCCGCCTTCCTGGCCGGCGCGCTGGTGGTGACGCTCACCATCCCCCTGATCGAGCGCGCCAAGACCTTCGACCTATCCACGCTGTTTCGCAAAGGAGATTGATCCATGGCCCTGCCGTTGGTGCTGTTTGGCGTTTGGCCGCTTGTGCAGTTCATGGCCTGTGTCGCGATCGTGCTGCGCCTGATTACTTTCCGCCGCGGTCACTCACGTCACCGCCATGGCATCGCCTGGGTGGCGTGGCTGGTGATCGTGGCGTGCACCACCACGGCCATGAAACTGCTGTGCGGCATTCGCCCACCACCCGGCCCACTGGAAGCCTTGTTCACCGTGGCGATCGCGCTGCTGGTGCTGATCCATCGCGGCAATCTCGCGCACGCACTGCGCGCACCGCGCGCGTGGCTTGTGTGGATCTGGCGGAGGGATACGTGGTGATCGCGTTTCCCGAGCAGCGCATCGAGCAGCTGATCACCGCCGTGATGACGACGGAAGGCTGGGACGCCTACACCAACGACCCCGACGATGCCGGCAAGGAAACCAAATGGGGCATCACCGTCGCGAGTGCGCGCGCCTTCGGCTACACCGGCGCGATGAAAGACATGCCCGAAGCCGTCGCCCGCGCGATCTATCGCAAACGCTACGTGGACGAGCCGCGCTTCGGCGAGGTGTTCGCCATCGAGCCGAATATCGGCGCCGAGCTGATCGACACCGGCGTCAACATGGGCACCGCCGTGGCGGCCATGTTCCTGCAGCGCTGGCTCAATGGCTTCAACGACACCGGCAGCCGCTACGGCGATCTGCACGTAGACGGCCGTATCGGCTCGGTCACGCTCGATGCACTGCGCGCCTTCCTGCGTTGGCGAGGACCACAGGGCATCACCGTGCTGTTGCGCGGCCTCAACGGCATCCAGGCCGAACGCTATCTGGAAATCACCGAATCCAAACCGTCCCAGCGAAAGTACCTCTTTGGCTGGGTGCTCAACCGTGTGGAGATGTAGAACCTTGCCATCGTTTCAGTTGTACCAGGGCGACGCCCTCGCCTTCCTGCGCACCCTTCCCGACGCATCCGTCGACGCGATCATTACCGACCCGCCGTACAGTTCCGGCGGATTGCACATGACGCAACGCCAACAATCGCCGGTCAAGAAATACGTGCAGACCGGCACGAAGCGCGAACATCGAAGCTTCAGCGGCGATAACCGCGATCAACGCAGTTGGACACTGTGGATGACGCTGTGGCTTTCTG